GCCTTAGCTAAACACCTCTGTATACTTGTATTTATTTGAAATGCATTAGGTGCATTAACTGACTTGTTTTGGTGGTCAAGCACAGGATGTACTTGTGTAGCATCTACATCATCAACAGTCACAGTTACCTTTACAAAGAATCCACACTCTGTCTTGATGTATGGAATATTATTCTCTCCATACTCATGTACTGTCCATGTAGCACTTGGATGTCTTTTCTTTAATTCCCTTACAGCATATGCCCAACTAAGATAGCTGAACTTACCTTTCTTCTCAATGTGCCTTGTAACATCAACACGATCAAGTTCTGTAAAGTAGTTTGTTTTTTTAGCTGCTTTTGTCATTATTCTTTCTCCTCGTAGCTCCTGTTTTTACGAACTGATACCGTATATTCAGAAGATGTGCTTAACCCTGGTGGTAACTCATCAGGATTTTCAGCTATATATTCTTTTATGTTAGTTTGGTTTAATCTTTTTTCCATGAACTCTATAAGGTCTTTTTCTTTGATAAACTTATACATGCTCGGCCAATCTGTAGTCCAATAGCGTTTTTTAACTCTTCTGGTGAGTGTTCCTACTTCATTTTTAAGGCTGTCAGATTTTAAAATACGGCAAGCTTCAATAAGAATAGCTTGACCTTCTGCTCTTTCTTCTTTGATTTCTTTTATTTGTTTTTCAAGAGCGGCTATCTTTTCACGCATATTAATGTCGGCTTTCATTAGCCGTTCAATGTCTTCCCCAGTCATAGATTCGATTTCAATCATTTCCACAACTGTTTTTACTCCTTCGCTTCTAGTACTTGTCATTATTTCATTCACCTTTATTTACCCCCGTTTTGATTAAAAACAAAGCATATCATGTATCTTTATATTGTCAAGACTCAATTTCCTCTTTATATAAATTAACTAGCTGTGTATGTAAATCTATTTTGCCTTGCAGCATTTTATACATTCGTTCTTCTACAGGGCTCCCTTGTAGATGAACTACAGTCATAGGGTTTCGTTGCCCTGCTCTATCCACCCTGGCGCAACATTGAATGTAGGTTTCTACTGACATTACAGGAGACCAGAAAACTACTACGTTAGCTGCATGAAGTGTAACGCCATGAGAAGCAGCTTGAGGTTGAATAATTAATACCTGTGGGTCCGGAGTTTTTTGAAAGTCGTCAAATATCTTAGTCCTTTTGTTCATAGATATATCTCCATGTATAGACTCACAAGATATATTGTTATTATTTAGTTCGTCTTTAATCCTAGATATACTATGTCTAAATGAGCAAAACACTAGCACCTTGTGGCTCGCTTCTTCTATTATTTCTTTAAGCGCTGTCATTCTATTTTTTATATCAAACTCTATAGTTTCCCCATCATCTGAATAGATAGACCCTGCGCTTACCTGTAATAATTTAGTGAGCATGACACCTGCGTTTACTACAGTAATCTCTTCTCCAGCCGCTTGCATATACATATCTTTTTTAAGTTTCTTATAGTACTTATTTTGTTGGGGTGTTAAGCTTACTTCTCTGCACGTATATAACACGTCTGGTAAGTCCAAGCATTCCTCTTTCGTGTGACGTATCGCAGGTTGTAATGTTTTAAACACTATATCCTTAGCGTTGTATCTAGGTATCCATTTAAACTGACCAACCTTTTGCATAACCATATCTTTAAATGTCCCTGCGTAACGCGGTACAGAAACAGGATTTACCATCCTAGCTAATCCATATGCATCAAACGGTGATTGCGCGGCGGGTGTCCCTGTTAATAACCACACCCACGTGTCAGGATTAACTAATTTATTAAGTGATTTCCATCTCTTAGTGGTTACTGTTTTAATGTAGTTAGCTTCGTCCACTACAATTAAATCAAACCCACCTTCCATTAATTCTTTTCGTACAACTTCAATGCCATCATAGTTAATAACAACAATGTCAGTATTTTGAGCTAAAATTTTCTTTCTTTTTTCAGCGCTTCCATGTGCTATAGCTACAGTTCTGTGCATAGCTGTTTTAAATAAATCTGCTTCCCATGCTGCTTTCATAATAGACAGAGGGCATATAACCAACATCCTATTAATTTTACCTTTATTCATTAAATAATCAGCCGCCCATATCACTCCAGATGTTTTACCAGTCCCTGCTTCACTCAAACAATAAGCACGTTTATGGGCAGATAAAAACTCCGCCGTTTCTTTTTGGTGATTAAAAGGTTTGTATATCCCCGGCCATTTATAGTCTTTAGTTATTGGTGAAGGCGGAAATTTAACTAATTTAGATAGTGTAATTACCTCGTCAATACCCCAGTTAACTATAACTTGAGATACACCATTCTCATAAGATTTTAAAACCTTACTCTTAGGTATACTGTCTAATATAACATTAGGGTTTTTTGTGTTTACTATCAGTGCTTTGTCTTTGTATATTTCCATAGAGTCCAAACATTCCTGTTATATAGTTCGCAGATTTATTAACATGTGGCCAATCAATATCTAGCACATAATTAAATACTGCATTACGTTTATTGTTTCTTTTTTTCTCGTAAATTCTTCGTCTTTCTAAATAGCATTTATGACAATACCTACTAACACCGTTATAACGAATTTGGTAATAATAGTGTGTACCGCATTTATAACACTTACGTTCTTTAGGTTTCATCTTCAGTAAATAATATGTCTTCTATAAAGCATGGGGTGTGGTCTCCTACATATGCGCCACGTTGATTGAACTCAAAATACTCTACTGCTTCTTCATGAGTCATACCCATATCCATATTCTTCCTAATAACTTTTTCATAAACGTAACATATTTTATCAGGTATTCCTGCTCCTGATACTTTCCCTGCTATACAATCATTGTACCCATCCATTTTAAGTAATTCTTCACTTGCCATTTTATATATCCTCTTACATTTGGTTTATATAATCTTTATCCCACGTTTCAGTTATTTGGTCTAAAGAAGTAGCTGGTATTTCTTCTTCCGCTTCAGTTATGTCGTCTTTATATTTAAGCTCAATTAAAAATAATTTCCACAAACCTGGTGGCATTTTGTTTCTACCTGTCTCCCATCTGGCCCAAGTAGCCTGCGCCACACAACAACATTTAGCCGCTTGTCCTTGGGTTAATTGAGCACGTAGTCTGTGCCCTCGTATTTCTTTTTCGTTTGGTATATAAAAGTCCTTCATTTATACCATAGCGCCTTCGCGCATTTTTAGAACTTTACATTTAAGTTCAAATAATTCCCAATAAGCTAATGGCATATCGCCGTCACCTCTCTCCCATCTTTGGAAAGAACGCGGTGTTTTATGAATTAAGTTAGCTGCCTGAGCAACTGTTAACCCACTATCAGTCCTTAAATCTTTTATCTCCTTAGGTGTAGGTGGTCTTAAAATATTAGTGTCTTTTATATACTCCATTTTAATCCTCCAAAACTGCACGTAATTTATAAGCTACCTCAGGCAAAGGTTCTCTCTCTGCTAGTTTACAAACATGATCTCTATACTTATTAAACGAGCCGTAAAAAATTCTCCCATTCACAATCCCAAACCAAGTATTGTTTCTTGCTTTTAGTAATAGAGTTCTAAACTTTTCTACTTTAATTTCAATTCGGTTCG